ACAGTATTAAAATTAAATTTCATAATTAGTCCTGTAGTATTGCCCAACGGTAACAATTACACCCGCCATCTAAAATCTGTTGCCAGTGATAGCCAAAAGGTGGCGGATTTAGTGGGCCTTGCGTGGCCGGGGCTGGTTGTTGAACATAATAAGTTGGTGGTGGCTGAACATATACCACTGGCGGTGGTGTATAATAAGCATTGGCGGCCAACACTCCGACTGCCACACCGGCAATAGCAGGAGCTACCCAATAATTATTATTATACCTATTATTGTAATACTTATTATTGTAATACCCATTATTATAATATCCATTATTATAATATGCTGGGCCTCGATATCCGTGATTCCACGCCAACACCGGCGAAGATACGGCGGCACCAATTAGGCACAATGCTACAATTAACTTCTTCATGATTGTTTCTCCAATCAGTAAATTACGACTGTTATAGTTTACTGTTTTTTCTTAAAAAGGTCAACCAATTTGGCCTGAATTGTTTTAGCAAAGTCTGGCTGTGGAAAATTCCACCCTATTAATGCGCCTACTACTATCCAAAATAAAGTTTCTAACATAATATGCTCCTTTTATTGTCGGCGTTTCATTGCCGCTTTGGCATTTGTATCTACTACTGCACGGGCTTGGTCCACGCTCATACCAGTAGTGGCTTCGGTATTACCTTTGAAACGGACCACACTTGAATTTGGTTCAAGTGGTTCTAGTACATTACTAAGTGGTTCTTGACTGATTAACTCAACCAACCCATCAGGATTGATACTCACCCCAAGACTCTGAGCCAGATCAATAAATGCGGCTTGACTAATTTCTTTTTTGGCAGTGGTATCGTCAGCACGACCAGATAGAAACTTTGTCAATGCTAAAAGTTTCTGTGAGTCTGGCGTGGCAAACTCAACAAGTCTCATTATCTACGAGCGCGGCCTAGATCGGCGGCGCCGCCAGCAACAGGTTCTTCGATATCAACATCAATCTCTTCTTCGCCCGGTGCCGGTAATTCGGCTGGTAATTCTTCTGCACCTATGTCGGCGGGAGGAGCACCCATGTCTTCACCCGGAACTGTAGGGGCTTGGCCAGTGACTACGCCAAGTGCGCCTTCGAGTTGTGTCTTGCTACCTTGTAAATTTTGTGTTAGGCCGCCAAGTGCGCCAGTTACATCTTGGTTGAACTGCATAGCTTGGTCAGCACCAATTTGGTTCTTAACTTGATCAACCAGTGCCGGTAAGTCTTTAAACTGCATAGCAGTAACTTGTTCAATCATTTTCTGTACCTGATCAACCATGTCTTGCGAGGCCAAGACAACTTGAGCTTGTTGTACTTCTGATTCTGCAATACGACGGCGGCTTTCTGCCATTGGATTGTTTGCTTTTTGTAACAACTGGGCCTTTTGTTGTGTTAGTGCTTTAATTTGTTTGTCGAGTTCAGCAGCCTGCTCCATTGCTTGTTTTTTATTTGCGGCCATATTCATTGCCACTTGCGCGGGATTAACAGCAGGAGCTGCAACTCCGCCTGATGCTACTGGCATATCTTCATTTACTTTACTGGCTAAACCTTGTTCCATAACAACCAATTTTAAATAGGCAGGATTTTGTTCACTACGATGGAATGCTGGCTGGCCGCGATGCTCTTTAATCAATCCACGCACACGGGTCAACATGTGTTGAGCTTGACGTTTGGTTAGTTGTTCAAAAGGAACAGAATTACCAAAATAACTTTCGAAAACCTTAGCGGCTTGCTTTGTTGGGCTGATTACGGCCAGTTCTTGCAGTTTCATTATTAAATCCTCGTTGTTGACAATATTTAGCCCAGTTTACACATTTGGCCAGTTCATTTTCCACTTGCTTTTTACGGATAATCTTGGTTTCTAACTTGGTGCCAATACTATCTCGAAATTCCCATTTGGAGCTACGTTCTCCTATTGCGGTTCTAACTGCTATGTCTGCTGTCAATGAACCTAGTTTGGTATCTAATTCCAGTAATTCTCGGGCTAGATTATATGCTTGATACTTGTCGGCTATACACCAACTTAATGCTGTTTTAGTACTGTTAAATACACCCACTTCGGTGGCGGAACAATATACTCGATAGCCAGGACGGGTTGGTTCAATACGATAATGTCCAAACACTGAGTATACTCCATCATCATTGCGCCAAATAGTATTGGGCAGGATATCTTTAAGCTCGGTTCTTAGAGCTTGTTCAAATTCTTTGTCTATGTTCATTTAAGGACGTAGTGTACCAGTAGATATCCAGTGGTTGCGGTCAATGCACCAATTACGGCCAGACCCCAGCCGATTAGCTGTTCACTGCGTTTTTCTGACATTTTTATCACCATGTCACGCACTTCATTGACCACTCGGCTTAGACCAGCAATTCTTTCGTCAATGTCATCCAGCCGTGTTTCTAACGCTGAATATCTTTCGGCACATAATTCTACATGTGCTTCCAGGCTCTTTTTTTCAATATCAGTGGCTTCAACCATATTATTTTCCTATTCTATATTTATGGTTTCAGATGCAAACCAGATATTCTGTCGGGTGCCGGATGTGATCAGCACGTAATCAATATCTGCGCGGTTATCTAACGAGATCAACATGGGTACTCCATCGGAATCAGCTTTTAATACACCTACAGGATCGGTTCCATCATTGAATACCTCAGTTTCTGTAGTGAATTCAAAATGCCACTCCTCTTGATTCTGCAACGGCTCTACAACATTATCAATCTGTGTTCGTAAACTGATCAGTTGTGTGAGTGTTTCCCAATTGCGCTGTTGATTTCTAGCACGATTCCACGAATCAGAATTGTTTATTTCTTGTCCAGCACGATCACGAAATGGTCCACGTGCAGGACGATAATGACCAGTTACTCCAGTGGCGGTGATGTCAAAGTAAGTGCGGACCTTAACCTTTATCAATTTGATCCTGCCTGCTTAGTTCATAGATTATTTGAGCACGATCCAGCGCCTCGCTTAGTGCTGGATTATACTTGGCTGCCCGCAAAATATCTCGCCAGGCGGTCCAGCGGTTAGTGGCATCGCGTTCTTGTTCAGTTTCGTCTTTGACCACAACTCGATCTGGTGATCCTGGCTCTCGTTTGTAAACTGTTCGACCAGAATCGGGACTTTCGTACACATATTTCATTATGTGCATATTTAACCGCCAATAAAAAACCCTGGAATAAATCCAGGGTTAGTTGTATTACAATTTCTAAACTAATTAGATAGTTTGGAAAGATGCAATGTTTGATACGTTTGCTGTTGGGATACCAATATTCAAACCGCCTGATGCGTTGGCTGTTTGAGCAGCTGTAACCAAAGTAGCTGTAGTATAAGCACCTGTTGGGAATATAGCCAAGTTCAACACTGCTGGTGAAGCTGGGGTAACTTGATACATAGCAACTGTACTTGTTTGCTGAATAGCTTGCAATACATTTGATACATAACCTGCTGCATTACCAGCACCACTAGCTCCTAAAGAACTATTTGCTGTTAACGAGAAAAAGTCTAATTTAGGACCTTGAAAGTTAACTGGACCGCCGGCAGCTAAGTTAGCTGTTTGTGCAACTGGACCGTTTAATACGTCTGTTGCAAATACTGGTTGGGCTCCGCCCGAAACTACTGTAATATACGCCATGATTTAAATCTCCTAATATGTGGACTCAGAGGTCCTGCTATTATTTAGCCGATTGGATTAAAAAGCAGAGATTGGGTAGGATTATTTGGGATTTACAGCGCGATTTGCACGAGTAAAACCAAAACGATTGACAAACTTGACCATACCGCCTGGCACTGTAACTACCCATCCTTCTTGGCCAGGAACCTGGCGGTCTAACTGTTGTAGGATATCCATTTTTATATCGTGCAACAAGATAAATGCCGCAAATGCTGCACTTAACCCTGCCATATTACTGCGTGGACTTTGTGTGTACTCTACAATATTGGCATATTTTTTTGGAGTTACTGTAACTTTTAACCAGTTAAAGAAATCTGTTACAATGTTAGATGCATCAAAATTTCCTACTTCGCTAGTGTCATGTCCGGTATTGTGAATCAAGTAGTTGATAAAATCAACTGCTAGTTTAGGTAAATCAGTAATCTGCGCGGCACGAAGTTCTGCTGGATTAAACAGTCCATCAATGCTGGCTCCATGCTTTGATACTACACTTCGTAACTGTTTGACTAGTTTACTATCTTCGGGCTGGACATTCTCTGCAGGAGCAATAGGTTCCATTAGTAGCAATCCAGGCACAGGATTTAAGTTAGGACGGCCCAATGCTTGTTTGGTTGCACCAGGTTCTTTGTATCGTGTATGAATAGCAACACCCACGTCACTGTCGGCAATTTCTTGGCCCAATTTGCTGGCTGCCGGAATATTATATTCAATAGTATTAGGTTTGAATACTAAATTACCAGCTTCCTCCGGAGGTCGACTTGTATAAAGTAAATCGCCTTGTACAAAGCCTTTAAAGTTTTCAGGAATTGCGGCTTGCAACATAGGAAATAACTTTTGATACATGGGTCCTAATGACTCAACCCGGGTGGCGGGTTTGCCTTGCTCGACAGCTTGTGCATCTCTCTTGGCCAATAGGTTAATTGCTTGCTTAGGACTACGGAATAGTCCGTCATAACCTTTGGCCGTAAATCCTGCTACATCAGTTAATACAAATCCACCATCGGGCATACGTCCAAAAACTAATGCTGGCTTGCCATCCCACTTAACTGTGGTAGATTTCTTTGTATTATCTTTTAAATGTTCAATTACACCTAGAGCTTCTTGAGCGCCACGTGTGCCTTTGCGGAATACCAGGTCCTCGATATGCTCAATACCCTTGGCACGGCCACCAACATTTTGGTCGGCTTCAACCAGTGCTATCATGCCTTGATTAACAATGCGGTCGCGCAAACGAGCTAGAAAGTTTACATCACTAATTTCTGTATAAGGATTAGCATCTGTGCTTTCCATAAATGGTAATCCTTCTCGCTTCATGTGCTCACGAAAGTCAGCTAATTTTTGATCGCGAGCAGAATCTTTTTCTAATGCAGCCAAAATGCTTTCTACACTGGCCAGGTCATCTCGGGTGGCGGATTTATTTAATAGCAGTTTGGCCACTTGGTCTGGATCATCTGAGATAATTTCATTGGTGGTACGATCGGCAATGCCGGCCAGTTGATTTAATTTATAACCCAGGGCTTTGGCAATTGAGTTCATTAGAACATTACGCTCACGACCTTTATATTCGCTTTCTACTGGCATAGCACCTAAAACAAACTTTGACCATGGAACGTTCTTAAGGAACATAAAGTCTGTTTGTACATAACCTTTAGCAGGATTACCAGCAATAGGAGTTTTAAAATGCACACCTGCACCGGTTTGTTTTACATATTCTTCAGGTTTGAATCCATGACTTTGTGCCCACTGTTGTAAGCGTGTGGATAATTGCAATTTAGTTAGTTGTGCAGAATCAACTGCAACGTCTAGGTCACCGCTGGTGGGTTTAATGCCAGTTGATCCTAGAGTGTTACCTTGTATATCAAGCCCTGGAAGCATCTGTTCTAACCAGGCTAGAGTAGGCTTAACATCTGTTTGATTGATCCGCTGAGTCAAGGCTTCGCCGTTGTTGCCTTTGAATACGTTGCCGCCTTCTTTGAGATTCATTATCTTACTGCAAACCCTTGTTGTGCCAATACTTTATCTGCGGCCGCATTGCCGGTGGATCTGGCATCCTTACCACCAAGGGGTTGTCCTTGAACTGGTGGCGGAGCATTAGGGTCAACCTCGGCCTGAGCTTGCGCTGTTAACGTAACTAACTTTTTAAATAATTCTAATTCTGGGCCAGCCGCTTCATTAACTGCTGGTGGTTTTTTTGTGGCTGCATTAATGGCTTTAAATAAATTTGCGTTGTTAGGATCGTTAGGATCTAATTTTTGACCTCCAAATGTTGCTGGTGCACCTCCTGGTGTGCTTGGTGTTTTAACTTTAGTTCTTTTTGTTGCTGGCGTTGTAGCAGGTTTTGCGGTGGTTGCTGGTTTAACAACTGGTTTAGCGCCAAGTTGTCCTGACATTTGACCAAATACTCCTACGCCTGGTGCGGTTGCTGGTTTTGCTGGTGTTGCCGCCGGTTGCGGTTGATTAGGATTTGCAGGATTTGCTGTATGCACTAACCCAGTACTAGTTGCTGTTGTTGTTCCACCGGTGCTCGATGGTGTGGTAGTAGCAATTTGCTTAACTAATCCTAATATTTGATCTTTATTAATTAATGTAGAAAGAGTTTTACCTTTGAGCAAATTCTGAGAGACAAACGCCAATAATTGTTTTTCCACCATAGCTGGATCAGCCTTACCGGTTGGTGCAGATTTATCCAACTGTTGACGATAGGTACTCCATGCACGATAAGCCTTGTCTGCAATGGCACCAACTTGTGCATTGATCTTGCCGCCACGATATCCGGCGGCCGCATCTCTAAACGGACTGGCAATTGCCGTACCTACATTTTTTACGGCACCTATGCCCTTGCCCAAGGCTCCGCCAATGGCCGAGCCAATACCTTCGTCAAGTTTGTATTCGTTCCACGACTCTAAAACATATTTTATATAAGATTCTTTATATGCCATATTTGGATTGTTTGGATTTGCCGTATGTACTAGCCCAGTTGAAGTTTTTTGTATAGTACCGCCTGTGGAAGATTTCTGCGTTGCAGGCAAAGCGGCTGGCGTAGTAGCTGGTGCCGGTGCTTGTGCGGGTGGTTGTGTAGTAGCTGGTGCAGAAGATTGAACTACAAGAGATAAAACCTTATTGATAACCTGATCATTAATACCGGCCTTACGCATAATGTCCGCCACTGCGTTGCTATCAGTTGGTGATCCTGCTGATCGCCATGCACTCATTAGTTTGTCTGCGGTAACGCGAGTTGTCAGATTATGCCCTACAGTTTGTACTTTATTAGCAACTGCACCCGCGGCGCCCTTAACTGAATCCCATACACCTTCGTTAAGTTGTGCGGTGATCCCGGCGGCTACATAAAAGGCTTGGCGAATTTGACTTTCATTTAAGGATTCGTTAGCTACACTAGGTGGAGGAGTTTTAGTTACAAATTGTTGTAATTCATGATTATGAACTATAGTAACAAGGAACTCGCCTTTTTTATTCGGACCAACAATACTTTGAATCATTGAATCAAGTGTGCTATTTCCATTGGTAGTAGTTACAATATCTTTAACCGACACTAAATCGCCTTGGAATTTAAGTCGGTCCCATTCTGGATCATCAACACTAGTTGTAACTCCGGCCCGGCCAGCCAATAAATCATTTAACAAACTTGCACCATAAGCTACGGCACCAGTTTTAATACCACTATACACTGCACTTGAAAACTTCTCACCCTGTAATAACTTGTCTGTGGCTTTTAATAAAGCAAGTGCAGCTGCACCACCTACTCCTGCACCACTGATACCAGCGGCTGCAATAAGAGCACTGTAAATTAAACTTTGAGCAATAGGATGTGCCTTAGCAAACGCACGATATTTTTCAACATACTGCATTACACCTTGGTCACCGCCGGTTACTTGTTTTAACTTTGCTGCGGCTTGATCATATGCCGCATCAACATTTTTAATTGGACCAGAATTTTGAGCTTTAGTCTTTAATTGTTCCCAAGCCTGATTAACCGAACTACCTACATCTTTTACTTGCCCAACTGCTGTTCTATTTCCGCCAGCAGCAGTAGCACCTTGTTCAGCTTGTTGGAATACCTGTTGGATTTGCGCCGGTGTTAACTGTGCTTCGGCAATTTTACGGCCAACACTTTCCCATAAGAGATATGTACGATCTTCGGTAATTAACTTTTTCTTAGGCAGGCTAACTTCATGAATTTGCATCTGTTTTTCTCACGGTTCTTGTAAATTTGCCCGGATCACGCAACTTGATAGCATTGATTAACTTACGGGTGAGATTCTCAGCTTGTTCAGGAGTATAACTTTCGTCAATTTGCTCCAATAACCGGATAGCACTGAAAATGATATTAGATGCACGAGTTTCGATAACGTGGCGGCTATCCCGTTCGATATACATACTATCTAATTCTTCTAATAAACTACGGGTTTTCTTTTGCATTTTGGCCCAGAACCTTTTTATTATTTATAAAGAATACAAAGGTTTATTATTGTTAGGTAGACTGTGTTGGATACCATTTTAGGAATTCTGGATATACAGATTTCCAGCTTTGATTCCTCAGCCGATCGTGACGATTTAACTCAGAAAATGCATTGCTAATATGCATTAAAGAATTAGTTTTTAAGTTCTCAAATGTTTTATAAACCCAGTGAGTTGAGTCAAATTTATCCAGTACTGCTTGTTTATATTGTTCGCTCACTGCATCTAAAGAATATGTTCCACGACACCCATGATAATTTATTATAATGGCATCGCCGTATTTGCTTTCAGAAAAATACTGGTTATGCCATTGTTCTAACTCATCGGCCCAATATGCCGATAATATCCCAGTGGTACGTTCTATTCTTAGCAGTGCATTATGAGGTAAATTTTCTTTCCACCACAACATATTTTCGTGTATTTCGTTCCACACCATTGGCCAGCGTTGGTATTCCATTCGGGGTCCTATGTCGTCAAGGCTGAAATAAATTTCTAGCATTTTAAACTTTTCCCAAAATTTTAAAACTGAATCTGTTACTTGTTGTGTTCCATTGGAATGATACCATAAAGATATTTGAGATAGGTCAACGTGATCTTGCAATTGTTCAAGAACTTGAATGTGTGTGTTTGATAATAGTGGTTCGCCGCCCTGGAAATGTATTTGCTTAATGTCGTGCGCCGGCATTGTTTTAATCAATGCTGTTACATCAATATTTTTTGCTCTAACTTTAAACTTTTTTTCATTTTTTTTATACAGCGGATCAACTTGACGCCACAGGGTGCTAAATTGTGGGCCGCAAATTCTGCAGGCTAAATTGCAAGAAAAATCACACTGTATATCTAACTCAACCACTGAATCTGGCAGTTCCCAACCGGTACCAAGTCTGTCGTTCCAGGATTGTCGCCGACTATAATTATTGTTGGCTTCTGTCAGTTTACATTCATTGCAGTCATATGGTAATTCTTCTCCTGCCAGATTTGCTTGCCTTTGCGCCACAATTTTAGGATGTTGCCAGTATTCTAAATTGATATCTTCATTGATCGGAAACTTTTCTTTATACATACAACACGGTTTGCCAAACCATGTAGCTTCTTTGGTGTCATACTGAAGCCAGAGCCCTCCTTGTAAATCTGCACAATATTTTTTCATGATTTCTTTATTTGTCCTAATAGTTGTTTGAGCTTGGCGCTTTGCACATCCACGGTAACTCTGCCGATTTCACCAATGTCAGCATCCACTGTTTCTTTGTTGATCATTGTGCTTTTTGCTTTGATAGCTTCAAGCAAATTACCTTTGGCAAATGAATTAACTGGGCCTGCGTCTTCACCTGGATCTGTAATACGCATGGTTTCAATATTGTAGTCTAAGTCAATCTTCATGCCTACGCCCGTTGAACTGCGTGACTTCATGCACTGTATTTGATACTTGCCACGCTCACGCATGGCACGACTTGTAAAGATACCAAACACGTTGTCTGCTGTATTGATCTTTGAAATACCGCCCGAAATATGACTATGGTCAAATTCAATTTCTTCTACCGCACTACGATTCAACTGCGAAGCTGTTACAAACAATACATTTAGTTCTTTGGCCAAATTACGCAGTTCTTCTGAAACATACTTGTCTTTAACAAACAAGTCGTTTGGACTAACTTTAGCACTCACTGGCATTAACAAATCCAAATAGTCTACCATCATAAAATCCACACGCAGTCCTGTTTGAACTTGTACTTCTTTGATGTAACTACGGATATCATTCACAGTGCTTTGTGCTGGTAATGCTTTGACACGATATTGTCCTGCTTTCTTACTGACCAATTTAACTTTGAGTTCTGCTGTATCTATATCTTTGCGAATATCCTTGGTACTCATTCCCGACAACATTGCGTCTGTACGCAGGGCGCACAGTTCTTCACTGAGTTCTAAACTAACATACACGCCACTTAGTCCTGCCTGCAACCACGATAATGCTATGTTCATCATGACAAGTGACTTACCGGAACCAGACCCGCCTGCAAAAATGTTTAGCTCTCCCCGACTGAATCCGCCATACAAGATTTTGTCCATCTGTGGCCAACCTGTGCTTACTTGTCCACCCGAATTAAAGTATTTGTTAATACGAGCCTTGGGATCAGCAAAGTAATCTGTGCCCATGTCCTTGGTCAAACTAATCTGTACTGCATCCTTGATTAATTTTTCTACAGGATCATACTCGCCTTTTTCCAACAAGTCTGCTGATTTTAAGATTGCACGTTCTAGTTCTTGTCTGCGAGTAAATGCTTCAAACTCACTCATGAACCATTCATTGTGTCCTTGATTTAAGTCTGGAATGTTTGCTAGTGTAGTACCAGTAGCCGCTTTGATCTGTTCACGTGTAGGCAATGTCTTATAATCATCACTGTGTTTGGCAATAAACTCTGCTGTAGCTCGCAAACTGCGATCAAAGTTTTCTGGATTATAAATGTTTTGCACACGCACAAAAGATTCTGCGTCGTGTAACATCATTTCTAGGAATAGTTTTTGGACATCAAGTCCGTAGTCTTTTAGCAAGTTGCTTCTTCCTCATCTCAATTTTAATTTTACTAGTTTCTCGGTTTTCTAATATAGTTAGCAAACATCCTAGTTGACCCAAACGAATCACTGCGTCGTTTACATCTTTACAACCTTTGGGCCACTCTGGAATGCTTACTGCCCATCCTAATTCTATAGCACGATCTACCAACTTCATGCCGGCTTCGTCTTGATCTGGTACTACAATAACCTCTCGACCCAAACTGCGTATTAGTCGTACCTGTGCATCATTAATTTCTGCGTGTAACACAGCAAGCCCATTGATGCTTAACGCATCAAATACACCTTCTACTACAATCGCCCACTGCCACGCATCTCTCTGTAGGTCTGTACCAAAAACATATCCGTGCTGTATGTCTTGAATATACTTGGGAGTACGATCATCTAAGAATCTAGTTGTATGTCCTACCACTTGATCGTTGTGTGTAAACGGAATTATAATGCCGGGCCGCGGCTTTAACTTAGACAAAAATGGATAGTCAACAGGTATGCATCGTTGGCGTAAATATTCTTCAGTTACAACATCAAGTGTATTTGTGTCTGCTGGTAAATCACGTTCTTCAAACTCAACAGGTTTTTCTACTGCCGGACGACGATCACTCAATAATCCTGTGATACTTTTGTGTTTAAGACTTTCAAGGTTTATTCTCTCAATCTCTTCTCCAGGCACATTTAACCACTGTAAAAATTTACGAGCCTTAAATGTTAATGTACGACCCAATACAAAACTACAAGTGTAGCCGCAATTAAAACAATGATACGACCATGATCCGTCTAGACTTGGTTTTAATCCACCACGTTGTCGCTTGTCTGTATTCTCGCCTTGGTGAATGCAACAAGGTGCGTTGAAACTTATCCAACCCGAACTTGTATTTTTTTTCTTAGCAGGTAAAAACGCGACCACATCAATCATGCTACTATTATAGCAGGATCTATCAAGTTAATCAAGTGTTGGGCTATCTTTTTGTGCCCAGTTTCGTCGGGATGTCCGCCTGGTTTGACGTCAGTTGTCCAAGATTTCAGATAGAGATCACCAAATAAAGTTGGTAACTCAAATTGATAATTTTCAGGAAAAACATTAAATTGCATGGTCATTATGTTGTGTCTAGCACTAACACCATCAAACAATAATACAGCCTCTCGATACCGTAATTGATGCAGTTCTGGCGAATCAGTTAACACCGTTTGTTGTTTAATTAAATTTTCAAACTTAGAATCTGGCCACGAACTATGTACAAATTTATTCCACTCTGGATCGTCAAGATACCGAACATGATTGGGATCGTAGTGACTAAAACGATAACTGTTAGTTACAGCATGTAATACCAAACAAGATTCTGGATCGGGTTCATGTTCTAGCCAATATAAAAAAGTCCATTTAGCACTGTCTAAACTGCCGCCCATAAGGCCAAAATTTTCAGTTGGAACCGAATAATGTTGGCCAAGTTGGCCAAGGAAACAATTACTTTCGCGATATGCTCGATGTTGCAGACCAACTTCGTGTATATTAGTAGCTGTGATATTGGGTTCGGTGAGTTCGTCTCCATACATCCACGAGTCTCCAAAACCTACAATTTTCTTGAACATCACGTATGTATCAACGATACATTAGATTTACAACAAATCCTGTAGAGATTACAACAATTGCACCTTGCTGACTTGCTGGCACTGGGCTAGGACTTGCTCCGGGATT